GTAATAAAAATTATAGATCCTAATATACAATATTATGTTATGAATATATTTGTTAGAAGATATGATGATGTTTCTGAAGAAAACATTAGAGAAAATGTTATTAATATTTTATCTTCATATTTTGCAGATTATAGTAGATATGATAGAATTGTTAAAGCTGATATATTAGGTCAATTAAAATCTATTGATGGTGTGGATTCAATAAATTTAGAATTTGTTGGTAAATCTAATGAAGATTATCACAGAGATGGTGCGTTATTATCATCAACTAAAAAAACAGTATTACAATCAACCTACGCAACTTCATCAAGTTCGGTTAATGTGTCATCAGATCAATATAGAACTGTTGTTACAGCTCAGCAAAATCAAAACCAGAGTAGTCCAGATCAAACAACATCTGGAATAAATTTGAATTTGACAAATAATAATATGGTAGCAGGTAATAATACATCTTCGACTATATCTATTGGAAATTCTACTGTTATAGCTTATAATAACACAACACAATACGACCCTAATAAAATGATAGGTATAGATCCTGTTTTGGGTGATATAGTTATTGGTAATAATGAATTGGTTATATTAAGAGGTGGTTGGACTAATAGAAATGGCATATTTTTTAGTGAGGATCCTAAGACAAACACAGGATTCAGTACAATCAATATAATTTGGAAGGGTGTAACACCAAGAAAATAATTAAGTTAGGAATTCTTTAAATATTTCATCTTTATTATCTAATACGAAAGTATGGATATAATATGCCAATTCTTTATATCTTGGATAATCATAAATATCTTTAAGATTAAAATCATTTAGAAATTTTTCATCTGTTGACATTAGATAATTATCTTCTTTATCAAACCAATATCCAATTTCATATATATTTTCCTTTATTTTCATTGATAATAATACAGCAACACCATTGTTTATCTCACCAATATAATCAATTATGGAAATAAAATTAACATCATTCATTTTATATACATTATTTTTTTATATATATAATAAAAATAAGGTTTCAAGAATGCCATTAAAAGATGTAAAAGATTTAGTTATAAGATATCCTGGTCATCCAAAATATGAACCAGGTAGAATAGTTGAAGATGATGAAATTGAAGTTATTGTTCAAAAATTAGAAATGGTGCTATTCACAAATAAAGGTGAAGTATTAGGTGATCTTAATATTGGTGCTAACTTAGAATATTATCTATGGGAAACTAAGATAACAACAGGAAATTTGAAATCTAAAGTTGATGAACAAATTTCAACATATATTCCAGAATTAATAAGTTTAGGATATACATTAGATATTTATGTATATGAAGGATCCTACAGAGATATACTTAATTTAGATTTTGTAATAAAAGGATATAACATAGAATTTATATTTGAATAATATGAGACATATAAAAACATACGAAAATACTATAGATAATCCAAAACTTGGAGATTATGTTATATGCTTTGAGAAATTGGATATTGATAATGATGATGATAATAATGATTATATGGAATTTTTATCTAATAATATTGGTAAAATTGTTTTGATTGATTATTATCGTGGCAATTCTATAAAATTTGATTATTTAGTTGAATATAATAATATTCCAAAAAAATTAACTGTTTATTTTCAAGATTATGATATACCAAATACAAGACCTATGGATATAGACGAAATTGTAGAATTCTCAGAAAGTAAGGAAGATTTAGTAATGAAAATAACTTCAAATAAATATAATTTGTAATGAATATTATATTTACAGATATTGATGGTGTTTTGAATCCTAAATTTAGTAAAAAATGGAATTTAAAATGTATAAATATTTATAATAGTATTTGTAATGATTTTGAATTACAACCTGTCATAACATCAACATGGAGAATCAGATATAATATATCACAATTGCAAGACATATTTATAAATCAAGGTATTACACAAAAAATTTATGATTATACTCCAATTTTATCTTGTGAAAGAGGCATAGAAATTTCTCAATGGTTGAAGGAGAATGATTGTAATAAATATATAGTGATAGATGATAAAATATCTGATATAGAAAAGTATGTTTCAAATGTTATTCATTGTAAAGGTTGGATTGGATTAACAAATGATCATTATGAGGATATTAAAAAATTATTAAAATAAATGGCTGAAAGAGTAGAAGAATTTATATTAACCACTGAGATAGTAAAGGATATAGAAGCAAGAGAAAATTTAGGTAAAATACTTAAAAGATATGAAAAACTTTGGTTTTCAAATCAAAGGGGTATTCGTAAAGCAAATGCGATATTTGCGATGACAGATGATGAATTTGAAGAATATGTAAAATGTAAAATTAATATTCATTATTTTGCAGAGAATTATTGTCAGATTAAGAGAGAAGATGGCTCAATTGGTCCTATGAGACTTAGGGACTATCAAAAAGATATAATTGATCTTTATACAAAAAATCCAAGAAGTATTTTAATGGCATCAAGACAAACTGGTAAATGTATGACATTTATAACTGATGTTATAGTAGTTTCAGAATCTGGTCAAACAACAAAAATTCCTATTGGATTATTATATTATAATGAATTAAAGAAGGATAGGAAATTGACTATTTTAGAAAAAATAAAAAATAAATTATATCTTATTTTATATAATTTGCAATAATTTTTCCTATTTGACTAAATGCGATCAATAAATATTTATATATAGAATAAAAATAATATTATGAAAAACGAAAAAAATGATTTTATAATTTGCAAAATTTGTGGCTTTCAATCTCAAAGGATTTATGGTAGGCATTTAAAATCACATGGATTAACATCGGATGATTATAAAAGATTATATCCTGGAGATCCTTTATGTTCAGAAAATGATAATAAAAACACTTCAATAAATAGTGGAAAGCACATGAAAGAAGAAAAATATAAAAAAATGTTTTCTGAAAAAATAAAAGGTAATAAAAATCCAAATCATAAATCAAAAACAACATCAGAACAAAGAAAGTCTTATTCTCCATTTTCTAATGATTTTAAAAATTATTCAGAAGTTGAAGAAAAAATTAATTTTGTAAAAAAAGTTTGTGATAAAAAAACATATACAACAAGATTAGATTATTGGATAAATAAAGGATTTAATGAAGAAGAATCAGAGAAAAAATTAAAAGAAAGACAATTAACTTTTACATTAGATATTTGTATTGAAAAATATGGTGAAGAAAAAGGTCGGAAAGTTTATACTGATAGACAAAAAAAATGGCAAAAATCGTTAACAGAAAATGGTAATTTGAAATATGGATATTCTAAGGCATCTCAAAAATTATTTTATGAATTATTAGATTTTTACGATATTGAGAATAGAGAATATTTATATTTTGCAACAAAAAATGAAGAATATAAATTAGAAAAAGAAGAAGGTGGTATTTGGTTATATGATTTTGTTGATTTAAAAAACAAAAAAATAATTGAATATAACGGTGATCAGTATCATGCTAATCCAAAATTATATGAATCTGATGATTTCCCTCATCCATATAGAAAAACTATTACAGCACAAGAGATTTGGAATAAAGACGAAAGAAAAAAATTATCAGCAGAAGGTGAGTTTTTTGAAATTTTAACTATTTGGGATAGTGAATATAGAAGACATAAAGAAGATGTTATAAAAAAATGTAAAAATTATTTAAATTTATGATAAAAACCAAATATATTTCAACGACAAATAAAACATATATTGATTATGTTAAAAAATATAATAATGATAGAATTGATAAATTTTTAAAAATTTATACATTTGAAAAATTTAATGAAAAAATTGTATTAGAGTCTTTTGATAAAAAATATGAAGATACTGAATTTGAAATTATGCCTTTTAACTTTGATTCAAGTCACTCCAATTATAATATGTCTGGATATAAAATATGGTTTAAAACGGAATCTGGTAATAAATATAGAATTGATTTAGCACCATTAGTGAATTTTAACAAGGAAATAAATAATGATTTTGTTTGGAATATATCTTTCACATTAGATAAGCATGATGTTTATGATATTGATTATGAGGATTTAACAGGGTTAGGAGAGGAAAAAGAAGTATTGGTTAGAATTGGTAATATTTTAGATAGAATAGATATTCCAAAATATTTTATAATAGGTGATACAATATTAGAAAAAAGAATTAGAGTGTATAAGCATGTGTTATCTATAGTTTTTCCAAATTACAATATTGAAATGAATTATTGTGAAGGATTATTTAATAGTAGAGGATTATATATTTGGAAATAAAAATAATAAGAATAAATGTTAAAAAATGTAATAAAGAATATAATATATTTTATAATTCAATTAATTGAAAAATATGAATTTAGAAATTTTAATGCGAATGAAGATGATATTTTAAAGAAATTTGTTAATACTATTTTTTTAGAAAAAGAATTACATGTTGAGACTGATTATGGTATAGTTCCAGTGACCGAAATAAATATAACTCAACCATTTCAAAGATATAGATTAGAATTAGAAAATGAATTATTTTTAGAAGGTGCAGATACACATATAGTTTTTTGTAAAGATCATGAGCCTAAAATGTTGGTCGACTTATCTACAAATGATTATATTTTAACCAAGACAGGATTAAGTAAAGTTAAATCAATAAAAAAGATGTATGGTAAAGCAAGCATGTTTGATTTATCTATAGATACTCCTGAAATGAGTTATTATACAAATGATATATTATCTCACAATACAGTTTCCGCAGCTATTGTTATTTTACATTTTGTTTTATTTAATGATGATAAAGGAGTTATGATTGTAGCAAATAAGGGTAAAACTGTTAAAGAAATTATTAGAAAGATTAAAGATATTTATAAATTATTACCATTTTTTATAAAAAAAGGTGTAACAAACTGGAATGAAACTCAAATATCATTTGAAAATAATTCTCGTATTCAAACAGAGAATAGAACAAAGGATCCTTCAATTGGATTTACTATTGACCTTTTATATCTTGATGAGTTTGCTCACATTCAAGAAAATTTTGTAAGAGATTATTATGGTGCTATTATACCAGTAGTTTCATCTATTAATAATTCTAGAATTATTATTACATCAACACCAAATGGATATAATATGTTTTGGGAGTTGATGATGGCTGCTGAGTTGCCAGATGATGACCCTAATAAAAATCCATATAAGGCAATGCGTGTCTTATGGACACAAGTACCAGGAAGAGAAGACACAAATATAAGAATTATAGATGCAAAATTAAAGAAATTTGGAATTTCTAAATCTAACGTATTAAGAGAAATAAGAGAAAAATATGGGTTAACTCTTCATAAAAAGCATGTTGGTGATGATGTTATTGATTGTGTGACATATGATAAAAATGATGAAAAAACTTATATTGAAAGTATTAGAAAAATAAGAATAAGTGGAGTTCCATTACCTGAACTTGCTATTGTTAATAATTGGCAAGAAGAAGAAACAAAATTATTAGGTTCACCAGAAAAATTTGATCAAGAATATGGTCTACATTTTGTTACAGGCGATAAAATTCTTTTTAATAAAGATACAATTGACTTATTGAAAACTAATCAAATTCCTTTTGATTATTTGGAACTTGCACAGTTTAGTAAATTGAATATGTCTTATGAGTCATTAAAATTTGTAAGAAATTTAAATCTTTTTAATTCTCTTAAAGCAAAGGAATATTATATTTTAATTTCTGTTGATTTATCTGAAGGATTAGATAAAGATTACTCT